CGTTGACGACATCTTCCGGCGCGGTGTCCATATATTCATCGCTCATCGGGGGCGCATAGCCAGCGTCCATTTCGGCCAGCGAGTTGGACACGCTGGTGTCGCTGGGGTCATACGGAGGAAGCGGAGGTTCCACCGGATCTGGAAGTCGGTTGCGGTTGCGCGTGGACATAGATTAGATGGGTTTGTTGAAGCGGCGCATGGCCGTTGGGACAGTTACCGGCGCCGGACCTTGTGGCGTGTTCATCGCCTCGCGCTCACGTTGCAGACGCTCGCGCTCATACATTATGTCGCGCTGGTCGTTTGTGCGCTGATCCTGCAGCGCGGGAGCCTGCTCCATGCGTTGCTGCCCAAGCTGCGAATTGATCAGCGCAGGCATCATCGGCATCAGCATCTCGGACGCCTTGAACCAATCGCGGTCGTTTTTAAGTTTCCCGCCAGCGACCGACTCAAGCTGCTCCATAGACATACCGAGAGACGGCGAGACGACCTTGAACACGTCCTTGAACGCGCGGCCTTTGGCTTTCTGGCTTTCAATCTCGCCATACATGCCGCCAATGGCTTGCAGCGCGCCGCCGATATTTTCTCCCATTTGTCCCATCATCTGGGCATTGGCCTGCGCGGCACCGACCTGTCCTGCGGCAAGGATCTGGCCGCTATTGTCCTGAGTAGTTGGTGAATAGCTAAACATAGTTTTGTCTCTTTCTAATTAAGCCGCCTTGGCAGCCATCAATTCCTCAGCGAGGGCGGCGCCGATGACCGCTGGCTTGATGGCCAGACGTTTCTTGCCCTTGTAATCGACTTCGGCGACAGCCTCCGGCAGCACCTTCGCAACGTCCTGAGCCATGAAGCCCTTGTGCTTCTTGTCATCGCCCTTGTAGCTGAACTCGTAAGCGGTCAGGCCAAGCACGCTGCCAGCCTTGCCGAGCGGCTTGATGTCTTTCTTCATGCGCTTGTCGCTGAAAGCTAGTGCCATGCTTGCGCCTTGCAGCAATCCACCGCCAAGACCTCCAAGAAGACCCATGGTGCCGGACTGGCGCATGGCACCCGCCTGCGCATTAGCCGCCTGCACCGCCGCATTGTTATTCATCCAGCTATTGTATTGAGACGCCTGCATATTGCGGTTGAACGTCTCGACATTTCCGGCAGTTTGCAGCGAGTTATTGAACGCATTGCTCGCCATATTGGTCGAGCGATCCAGCGTGGCGCCTCCAAGCTGGAACGCCGCATTCAGCCCCTGCCGATACGGGTCCATGTCTCCGTAAGCACCGGCCAGACCGATGCGCCGCTGACGGCGGGCGAGGTCAAGCTGGTTGGCTCCTAGAGCGAACTGGCGGCGCTGGTCGAGGCGTTGCTGCGAGGCGGCATCGCGGTTAAGGATCTCGGCGGCAGACGATCCGGCGCTGGTGCCGAGACCGCGAGCGGCAAAGGCGGCGCGGGCCGACTGCTGTGCTGCGCGCTCCTGCTCCGGCGAGAGCGACCGGCCGAGGGCCAGCTCCTCCTGCGCTTGGCGCTGGAGTTCTGCTTCGATCTGGTTGGGGGCGCTGGCCGCGTCTAGTTCGCTGCCGATGACGCCGCGCGCACGCCTGAAGTAGTCATTGTCCAACCGGCGGGCCATCTCGTCGGCCGTGCCTAATTGCAGATTGGTCATCTGCGGATACAGACTGAGCGCGGCCTGCATCTGGTCGCCGAGCATCAGCCTCCCGTAGTTGCGGGCAGCATCATACATCTGCTTGTATCTAATCGGCTTTGGCCTTGCTGGTTGCGGCACGTTAAACGTGGCGCCACCGCCACCTCCTCCAAAAACACTTTTTACTACATCTCCCATATTATTTCCTCCTCGTTGCTTTAGTTAATTTATCCCAGTCGTAAATCCTCACGCGGTCGTCCTTGCTCCCGCGAAACCAAGAAACCCAAGGCTGCGGATGCGGGAACACGCGCATAAACTCCCCGCAAGCATTTGCGTGGCCAGTAGAAGCAGCCAGAGTGACGTGCCAGCAGTTGCTTTCGCCTTGCTCAAAGTGTTGCTCCTCCGCGTTCCACCGCACAGCGCGGGCCAGCATGAAGCATTCCGGCGATGACCACACATAGCCCGCCGACAGATGCTCGCCGACTGCTTCCCAGAAGTCTTGCGGGTTGTTGTTGTCCCACCATTGATGTGCTTTTTCCCATGGGGTCATGCTTAGAACTTGATGCAATAGAGCAGCGCAATGTTTGCGGGGCGGGTTTCGGTTGACGTTCTTGCCACAGTTGACGGGTCAAAAGTAACGCCGCGCGTGGTTGTTGCTCCAGTTGGCCTCAAGCTGCTGCCAGCCGATCCGGCGGCAAACGCTCCGGTGCCACCCAGCAGGTCAATGGTTGTTGTGATGGTTCCGGTGAAATTCTGAAACGCATCGCCCTCTTTGGCGGAAAACGTCTTGTTGTAAGTAACTCCGCTGATGGTCTGCTCTCCGCTGCCGCGCACAAAGATGCCGCGAAGGTCTGGCAGAGGCAGGCGCTTATTGGCAGAGAAGTCAGCAGAGGCAGAGGCTCCGCGCGTAGATGCTGCGCCCGCGCTGTCAAGAATCGGCAGGTCGGTATTGCTCCAGTTATCCCAAAGAACGGCGAACAGCGCCGAGTAATCGGCCGATGCGTTTGTGGCGCCACTGGAAGCGGAGCCAACAGTGTTGCCATTGGCGGAAAGCCATCCGGCAGGGGCCGTCGAGCGCGCAAAGGCTTGCACTGCGCCCACCGGCAAGAGCGCCTGCTGCACGGCGGTGACCAGCTTGGCTAAGGTTACGTTGCCATCCAAAATGTTTGCCGTGGCCACGGTGATTGCTGTCGGCAGCGCTCCGGTGGCCAACTTGCTCAAGGCAATCGCCGCATCGCTCTTGATGTCGGCGCTGACGATGTCGCTGACGGTGCGGGCGTTGTTGAGCTTGGTCGGCGTGACGGTGTCGCCGCTGGTGAAGGTGTATGCGTAGGAGGCCATAGGAATTATGCTGCTGATCGGGTTTCGGTCGGAGGCAGGGACTTGGGCGATGCCTCAATGGATGCCGAGCGGATCTCCGGTCGGCCGTTTGATGTTTCGTAAATGACTTCGGCGGCGTGCGCCTTGAAGCGCACCGGAGACTTCATGTTGTAGTCTTCGCTTGTCAGTGCGCTGTTGGTCAGCGTGCCGATAGTCGTCTCGGTATCGGGGTTGATCGTGCTGATCTTGGTTGAGACGCTGGCGCCAGCCGGAATGACCACATCGGCAATCGAGCGCAGGAACCGCTTGCTGTGCATGTCGCCAAAGTCGTAGCGGCGGGTCTTGATGCTGCCAGTGACAGGGCTGGTGCCAGCGTTGACCGCGTTGTCGTCTGTCGCGGCGGTGACTTCTTCGAGGAGATAGAGGTTGCCGGAACGAGGGATTGAGAACACACGGCGCTGGTTTTCGTAGGTGGCGACGAGGATCTGGTTGACGCTGGCGCTGCTCGGATAGGTGTCGCGGTATTCCCAGTTCTCGTTGAGAGCGTTCCATGCGAGGACAAGCTGGTTGCCGTCGAGCGGATCGGTGCTGGTTGGCAACGCAACGAGGTATCTATTTGCATGCCAGATTCCGAAGGCAGACTTTTCTACGCGGGACTGGACGACTTGGCTGAAAAGGTCGGCGATAGGTTCGGAGAGCGGTTTGGTATCGCCGCGAACCTTGAGGTCGAGGGCGCGGTCTAAGCGGTAGATGCCTGCGTCACTGAGGAAGAAGACAAAGTTACCGGCGGTGACGATGGTGTTCCTTGCGCTGCATCCGATTTCGTTGGTCAAAAGCGTGAGTTGCGAGACCGGAGTGTCTACGCTGAAGTCGCTGCCATCGGTTGAGGCGAATTGATTGAGCGTAGCCAGCCAGATGCTTTTGCGGCAGAAGACGAGTGCTTGGCCTTCGACCCATGGATGGATGGCGACAATGCGGTCATCGCCGCCTGCGCCTGCGCGGAAGCTGTTCCAGAATGGATCGTAGAGGTCAGGGTCGAGAACGTCGCTGATCGCCACGGTGTCGCGGTTTTT